ACTTAATAAGGAAATAGATAAAATAAATAGATATGAAGTAGATTATTCTACTGATGAATATAAACTCTACTAAGTATGTTAAGTAAAAGGAGGTCTAGGTGAATAAAGAAGAATTTATAGAACTTACAGGCGAAAACCCTGAAGATATGCTCGGGCCTGATTGGGAAAACGAATTAGAAACTATGGAAGAGTTAAAAAGTATTGAATATCCGACTTTCGAAAGTATAGAAAATAAAGAATTTACAGGCTAACTCTACTAAGTATGTTAATTAAAAGGAAAGGAACAAAATGAAAAAGATTAAGCTAAAAATCGGAGATGTATATCATTTCCAATGGAACACAGAAGAATATAAAAAAACACACGATGTTAACTGGTGCTTTGAAAGAACACTGGTTGTAATGAAATATCCTCGCTGGAAAGAAGAACTAAATAAGTATGAATATGATGTTAAATTGGTTGATACTTATTGGGGTATAAATAGAACTGATACTAATAAAAGTTTTACTTTAGATGAAATTCAGAAGCGTGGAACTTTGACTTATTATTGCAATCTAGACGAGATTGAAGCCATAAATAGTTATTTAACTGACGAGTATGATGACGAAGATTTGTTCCGACTTTCCGATCAACACGCTTGTTCCGACTCTTGCGTTTATCACTTCAAGAAAAAAGGAGCAAAAAAAAGTCCCATGAAAAAAATAAGTATTTTACAGGATTCTATTAGAGATGAAAAAGAAAAAATAGTTAGTGCGATTGGAAGGATAGAAAGAATGTCGGCAGAAATTAAGCAACTACAAATTGAAGGTTTTAGGGAATAATTTTTAACTCTACTAAGTATGTTAATTAAAAGGAGAAGTATGTTCAAAGAAATGGACAAAATAAAAGATAAGTTTTTTAAGGAAGCTGACGAATTTATTGCCAAAATGAAAGAACTACCAAAATGCGAGTTATGCGACTACGATTACACAGATTGGTCAAGAAATAATGCAATTAAAAAAAGGGCTTTAGCTAAAGAGAGTTGACAATTATTATTAAACGGGTGTAAACTTAAACTATGGACAATGAGGAGGGCAGAATTAAGTCTTAAACAAACAGCTCTTTTCGAGTTGATTTTTTTAATCTGGTCAGTTCCCCCCTTCTGGCCAGACTTGAAACATTAACTTGGAGATCAAATAGGCTGTCGGTTACTCTGAGCCTCTAAATGAGTAAAATCTTACTAAGTTTGATCGGACTGATCACACTTGCTACTGCCGGATCAAACTCTATGTTACCTGTAAATGGCAATGTAACATTATCAAAGGATCAAAATGTGGTATCTAGTAGTCGGACTCATAGCGTTATCACACCTGTTATTGACCCGCCAAATGAAGCAGTTTCACGACAATATCTACGCAATGCTCTGCCACGAGAAAAAAGTCGTACAAGCCAGACCAGTAGTTTGGATCAAGAAGAAAATCGAATCAAAGGGAATGAAGAATGTTTGGTGAAGTGGAGTCAGTCCGAATGCCAGGATTTAGATTGGATTGTAACAAGAGAGTCCGGCTGGAATCAATATGCGAAAAACAAAAACTGTTGCGGATTATTCCAAAGAATTAACAAATGCTCGGAAGATATTCTCTCGTCATTCGATGACCAACTTAGTGAAGGTATGCAATATATTACTGAAAGGTATGGAACGGCAGAACAAGCCAAAAACTTTTGGGAAAAAAATTATTGGTATTAAGGAGTAAAAGTGGACAAAGAACAGATCGTCTTTTTAGATCAGACCTTAGCCGGAGTTACTGCTAGTGGTGATACTTTACTTCAAATTGCTACTTGCCGATCTATTTTAGGAAAAGAATTACAGATATTAAACGCTGTTCCAGACGAGACAATCAAGAAAGTAGCTGATGCAGAAATCAAAAAAGACTCTGGAAAATAAACTAGATGCTTGGTGGAGGTTGGAAGACAAAACCCCCGAAACTAAATGTGAATTATGTGAGTTTCTAGGTTCTAATTTTAATTATCATCAAGTACACGCCCATCATGCTGAAGGTCGCCGTAAACATAGGTTAAGATGGGATCTTCGTAATAAAGTATGGCTTTGTCCTCATCATCACACTTTAGGGAAACAAAGCGCCCACAAAAATGCAGATTGGTTTGATGCACAATTCAAATCAATACGCCCTGACGACTATGAGTATATAAAGAAAGCAAAAGAAGAAATTACTCATTATAAAGAATCAGATCTTCAGGAAATGTTAGACAGTCATTAACTTTAAGATATTCCCTAACCATATATTGATTCTATGGTCGGAGAATTGCCTACTTGACCAGTCAGATAAAAAAATCTCGATTCTGGGAAAGAATCAATATGGGATAATCTCGACTGGTTAAATAAATTATGGTAGAATATATACAAATAAAGCGTTTCAAATGCTAAGGAGTACTATGATAAGTCCAACGCCCGGGTACATTCTATTAAAAGATTCCCCATCTAACAAGTTGGGTAATTTTACCATCTCTAATCCCGATGAAAAAGAGTCGATGATTGGAGAAGTTTTGGAGGTCGGAGATCCTATTAAAAAAGAAATAGCAGGTACGATTGACATTACGATACCTTGCAAAAAAGGTGATACCATCATTTACCCTAAATATCATTCTTCATCATTCACTTGGGAGGGCGAAGAATATAAGATTATTAAGCATGAGGATTGTTTGGCGGTGATAAATGAATGAGTTTATAGGACAAGTAGAAAACTTTATCTTTGACAGTTTCAACAACTTTGTTAAATTCAACAAAGAAGGTAAATTTACTGTTAAGTTCACAGAAAAAGAAAAGGTAGGGGCAACAGCTTTTATGGCTTTCTTGATGGATCAATTACAAGAAGCCCAAAAAATGATTAAAGAGGACAAATGAAAAAGATTATTTATGGTGAAGAAGCTAGAAACAAACTCTTAGAAGGTGCTAGAAAGCTTTATGAAGCTGTCTCAAGCACACTTGGGCCCAAAGGTTCAAATGTAGCAATTTCCCGTGAATGGGGTGATCCTATCGTCATCCATGATGGGGTAAACACGGCCAGAGAATGTGTACCCCTAGAAGATAAATTTGAGAATGTTGGGGCTGAACTTATAAAGGCGGCTGCCGATAAAATGGATTCTGTCGGAGATGGTACTACTTTAACTACGATTCTGACTTATGCCATAGCTAAAGAAGCCAACAAGAACATCGTAGCTGGGGCGAACTCAAGAATGCTTAGAAAAGGTATTGATTTAGCCGTTGAGAAGATTGTGGAAAATATAGATCGAATGTCAACCCCGATTAAAGACGAGAATATTTTACAAGTGGCCACTATATCAGCCCAGGATGAGGAGATTGGCTCTTTAATAGCTGGAGCGATCAAGAAACTAGGTAAAGATGCCGTTATTACAGTAGAAGAGTCCGGCTCTAATGAGATGTCTGTTGACTATAAAGAGGGGATGGCTTTTGATAGAGGCTTCCAAAACCATTATTTCATAAACAAGCCAGATTCTGGGGAATGTGAACTTGAAATGCCATATATTCTAGTAACGGATTACCATATTAACGATATGAAAGAGTTCTTGGCGATCTTTACAGCCTATGATAAAGGGCTAAAAGAAGGTCAGATTGATAACACGGCTTTAGTTATTGTATCTCAAGGGGTAGATGGAGCACCTTTAGCAACGATATTATCCAATAAATTACAGGGTAATCTAAAGCCTCTCTGTATCAATGCTCCTGGATTTGGAGATCAGCAGCGAGACTTTTTACAGGATATTGCTATCGCTACAGGGGGGACTCTAGTTTCTCAAGGGTTGGGGATTAAACTATCAGACTTCAAAATAGAATACTTTGGTCGAGCCAAAAAGGTTATTTCCACTAAAGATTCAACAACTATTATTGGTGGATTAGGAGAGGAAAAAAATATTAAAGAGCGTGTTAAATTGATTGAATCACAGATCAATCAGGAAACATCAGATTTTAGCCGAGAAAAACTACAAGAGAGACTCGCCAAACTGACTTCTGGTATTGCTGTAATCAATGTCGGAGCTTCATCTGACGCTGAACTTCGAGAAAAGAAAGAGGCTTGTATTGACGCTATCTCGGCTACTAAGGCTGCTATTGAAGATGGTATAGTACCGGGTGGTGAAACTACTCTTATTAGGTCGATATCTAGCGTTCCACACGACTTAGAAGGTGATATGGTTATTGGAGCTAATACAATAGTAAAAGCCTGTCAGAAGCCTTTTGAGGTCTTAATGGAAAACTCGGGATATAATGCTGGTCAGATGTTGGAAAGATTATCTGGTAGTGATAAAGGTATTGATGTTATGGATGGTCAAGTCAAAGATATGCTTAAAGCAGGGATTATTGATCCGGCCAAAGTCGTTAAGTCAGCACTTCTTAATGCGGCTTCTTCTGCTATTATGATATTTACTACTTCGATTGTAATAATTGATGAAAAAAATGAACTTCGACCCGAATGAATGGCACAAAATACAAAATGAACCTTTCAAGACTTTTAATCCGAAAGATACGGTTAAATTACCTTGTGGTCATGGTTCGGTAGAAGCAAAGCAAGGTCAAGATCAGTATTTAGAATGTCCTGATTGTAAATCCAAATTTTTGTTATCGTGGCAACATTACAGCACTCCAAAAATAAGAGGGAAAGAATGATCCAATTTCTAGTTGGTGGAATTTACACTTTAATCATAATTTCTTTATCTGGTTTTATCGGTTATCTAATAGGTTCTAAAGAACTTAAAAAGATCATTGAAGCGAAAGTCGAGGCTCTTAAAAAACAACAGATTTCTTCTGGACCAGTTAAGCAACGAACTCCCCAACAGTTAAAAGATGAGAACAACGATGCTTTGAAACGAATTAAGGAGTTAGGGCTATGATTTGTGGTAACTGCCAAAACGAAACCACTAGAATTAAAGTGATAAATGGTCATGAAATTTGCTCAAACTGTTCAAATCTAAAAGAGAATAGATGTACTGATGATTTAATGACTCGAAACCGTGTTAGAATAGATAGTCTCAAGTTTGAAGGTGATACGCTGCCACCCCAGAAATACGATAAGCACAGTAAGAGGATTGTACCTAATGAGGATTTTCTGAAATTAAATGGGTCCAGAGCCAAAAACTTCTTCAAAAAAGACGACTTGGAAAGTGCGGGGTATTCAAAATTAGCGTATAATATAGAGAAGACAGTGAAAGAAGAAAAACAACTCGCCGCTAAAACTAAGTCAGAAGTTGAGTTTCACGGCGATGCTAAACAAAGAGTAAAAGAATTACTTGAAACAGATTGATGCTTGGCTGAAACATATTTCTGGAGATAACGATAGAATTTTGGAAAAAGTAACTAAAATATTGACAGATATAGAATAAAGTGTTTATATCGTGACCACACAATCGTTTCTAAGAGGTTTTAAGAATAAAAAGGATGTAGAGTATGGCAACGCCGAAACGTAAAGTTGGACATCCACCAAAATATGACAGTGCTAAAAAAATTCAAGAAAAGATGGATGATTATTTTGATTTTTGTGACAATAGAACAAGAGATGTTTATAACGAGAAAGTTGGGACTCTGACAGTATCAGACCCTGAACCTTACACTATGTCTGGCTTGGCTTATTATTTAGACATGGATAGGACTACTCTAGTTGGTTATTCTCACAAAGAAGAATTCTTCAACACCATAAAAAGAGGCCGGGAAAGAGTAGAGCATGATATTGAGCGAAGGATGAACGATAAAAACACTTTTACACCTGGATTAATCTTTAATGCTAAGAATAACTTTGGCTGGAAAGACAAGACGGAAACTGATCTAACATCGGGTGGGGATAAGATTGAATTTCCTAAAGTTTATCTTCCAAAAGAGGAAGAGTGAATGGCTGGCGACCAAATAGCATCCCCCAAGAACTAGCACTTCGCAAGAAGTGTTTTGAAATACTTTATGGAGGGGCTAGGGGCGGGGGCAAAACAGACGCTGGACTTGCTTGGCTCTTGAAGACAATAGAAAATCCTTACTTTAGAGGATTAGTAATTCGTAAGAATGCTGATGATCTCTCTGACTGGATAGACCGAGCCAATAAGATGTATGCCCGGTATGGTGCTAAGATCGCTTACAGACCAGCGGTAATTACTTTCCCCTCTGGAGCAGTAATCAAATCAGGACACTTAAAAGATGATCAGGCATATACTAAGTATCAGGGCCACGAATATCAAAGAATGCTGATTGAGGAGTTGACTCAGATTCCCAATGAAAAAAGATATATCGAACTCTTATCTAGTTGTCGCTCAACAGTCCCGGGGCTTGATGCTCGATTCTTTGGAACTACCAATCCGGGTGGTATCGGACATTCTTGGGTTAAGAAGCGGTTTATTGATGTTGCTCCTCCAAATACAGAATTTGTTGATCCTAGCACAGGTAGGTCGAGAATATTTATACCAGCGAGAGTTGATGACAATGTTGACCTTATGAGACACGACCCTAGCTATGTCAATTTTCTTGAAGGTCTCAAAGGAACTGATGAGATGCTCTGGAAAGCTTGGCGGATGGGGAGTTGGGATGTTTTCGTAGGTCAAACTTTTAGTGAGTTTATTTATGATCTTCATGTTACAGATAGATTTGACTACCCTCTAGAGTCTTGTAAAAAGATTATAGGCTTTGACTGGGGCTACAATCACGCTGGTTCAGCTCAATTTATTGCTGTCTGTCCTGAGAATAATTGGGGAGTGTCTCGGCTCTATTCTTACAGGGAGATCCACCAGAACAAGACCACTCCCGAGCAGTGGGCAGATCAAATAGCCATTTTCTGCCGCCTTGATAAGATTGAGTTCATTGTCTTGCCTCATGACTGCTTCTCTGATCGAGAGGGTAAAGAAAGTATCGCAGATATATTCAAAAGAGTTATTCAACCAACAGGATGTCGGGTGATCAGGGGAGACACGCTCTCAAGAGGTGCTAGAGTCAATAGAGTAGCTTTGACACATCAGAATCTCTCAATGGCTCCTGATGGCAAACCTTACTGGCAGATACATCCTAAATGCTCTTCTCTTATAGAAACTTTGCCTGTGATGGTTTATTCCGATACTAACCCTGAAGATGTTGAGAAAGTGGATGGTGATGACGATTATGATTCTGTTTCCTTAGGACTCAAAACTATTCAAGCCACTTGGAACATTAACTCAGCCCCTATAAGAATGAAGAAGCCTAATCCTAAAGCCCAACCCTGGGGACAAGTCGGCAATCAAATAACTTCAGTTGATTTTATGGCAAAATACAAGCAAGGAATCAAAAAGCGAAGTGCTGAGAAAAGTTTATAGCCTAGTTTAATTGTGGTATAATATACTAAATATCATTTAAGGAGAACTGAACTATGATCGAAAGCAAAGAGCCGAAGAAGCAAGAAGCCAAGATGGTCAAGAAGTATGGCGCTGCCAAAGAAGAAAAAATGGAGACTCCTTCTGGCGGTTATAAGGCTGGGATGAAAGTCTTGAAAAAGAAAGCCATTGAAGGATCAGCCGCTGAGGAAAAAGGCGAGTCTGCCAGTTATGAAAAGACCGAAGACCAAAAGAAATAGCCGGAAACCGAGTATGGATGAGCGCCAAATAGGTGATAAATTAGGGGTTAATTGGAAAGAGACTCGCTACGGGGAGTTCTGTATGGGTATGAAAGTTGAACAAGAGCACAAGGATATCACTAAGGGCGATCCAATGATGACGGCTAAGATTGTTTTAGCTCACCTAACAGAATTACCGGATTACTATACTAGACTTGAAAGAATGGAAACAAATGGTAAGCACGATAAATACGACAAAAAGTCTGACCAAAGTTCAATAGTTCTTAGAAGAAAGGCCAATGCTTAAAGAGCCTGAAGAAAAGAATATATCTGTTTGGCTAGAACCTTCAAAGGTCAAGAATATCTTTAGATGTTGTCGCTGTGGAAAGATAGCTTTTGAATATCACGGTGATGTTAAATCAATTATTATTGGTGAAAATGAAGTCAAAAGCCCTCTGGTAGTCCAGTGTAAAGGAACAATAGAAAAAATGGATATCTTTGGTGGTAAGTTCTCACAGCGTTGTCATACAAAATACATAATTTCGTAGGTATAATATGTACGAACCAGGATCAACACAATTTAGCAATAATAGTGAAGAGGTAATTAACGATACTCCGGTACTATCTTTACCTGTTGAAGATAAGGATTTAATTTCAATTCTAACTGACAAGATTCAGAACTCCGAGAAGTATTGGAATAAAAAGAAGCTCAAAGAAAAACGAAAACTCAATGAGGATTTTTATCTAGGGAATCAGATTGATGAGTCCCAGATGCATGATTATCAGAAGCCTGTTTACCAAGATAATATGATTTGGGAGGATCTAGAACGAAAAATAACAATGGCTTCAAACAAATTACCTGATATTGTTTGTGCTGGTCCAGATACAGACGCTGTTAAGAAACTCCAAGATGAACTGACTCGCAGAATCAATTGCGATGCTGGACAACGAATAATCAAAGATGGTCTAAGAATACTCGATCTTAAATATACAGCTGCTGTTAAGTTCCGCTGGGACCCAAATAAGGGTGAGAAGGGTGATTATGTTTACGAACTCTGTAATGTAGATAATATGGTTTTAGATCATACGGCTACAATCCCTCAAGATGGTTTCACGGCAGACAATATGGAGTTTATAGCTGAGTGGATTGAAGAACCTCTAGCTTTAGTCTTTTCAAAGTTCCCTGATAAAAAAGAAGAGTTAATGGGTGCTCTTGGATACAAAACGATGTCCTCCAAGAGATACGCCTCTAAGATCAAATACCTAGAGATTTGGTTCACTTGGTTTACTGACTCTGGCGAGATTATGGAGGGTGTTTGTCATAAATACCAAAATATAATCTTAGCCAAGAATAAGAACCCTAACTGGGATTGGGAAGGTTATGATCATCCTTTCTTAAAAGAACCCAACCCTTCAGAGATAGAGCCGAAGATTGAAACCGAAACAAGACACGTTTACAATAACTTCTTTGAAAGACCTCGTAAACCTTATATCTTCTTTTCTCATAAGAATTTAGGTAAAGACCCGATGGATGACACAACTGCTGTTGAACAGACTCTACCTTTACAGAAGATCGTTAATAAGCGTGGTCGTCAGATAACAGAGATAGCAGATGCTACTGTGCCTAAGAAGGTATTTGGTAATGGGATGACTAAAGAAGATGCGGCATCGGTAACCAACGATCCTTCGGAGAGTCTATGGTTTAATACTGAAGATGTTACTAAGGCCTATGGATCTATTGCTGGTGCTCCACCTTCCCCAGCTCTCATGCAGGACATGCAAGAAGTTAAAAATAACATCGACTCTAAATTCGCAACTCACCAAGCAACTAAAGGAGAGATGGCTTCGATCAAGATGTCAGGTATGGCTCGTCAGTTGATGATGCAAGGCGATATTACAATGGCCGATGACCTTGTAACGACTGTTGTAGATCGAGTCATTATGGAAATGGCTAAGTGGGCTGTTCAGATGATGAAAGTCTTTTATGATGACGACCACTATTCTTATACGATGGGCGATGATGGCAACCAAGTTAGAGAGATAATTAACAATGGTTTGATTACTGATGGTGTCCTTGTTAATATCAAAGCCAATACTATCGACAAAAAGGGTCGGAGAGATACGGCAATGGCACTTCTGCCGATTAAAGGAATTGATCCTTTGTCAATGATGGAAGATTTAGACGTCTCAAACCCCAAAGAGAAGGCCAAGAGACTACTTGCCTTTATGATGGGAGAAGGTCCGAATGGCGATGGATTTGCTAAATATATGCAGATATGTGGGTTGGGAGAAGAAACAACACCTAATAATGCTGAAAATGTAGAAGGACTACCCTCAGACGCTAATAACCCTCAAGAAGAAACACCTGTCCAAGAGAATATACCGAAAGGATAATATGCTACTTAAAGGTAAAAAGAATTTTAGTAATAACATTAAAACTGAGGTTGCTGCTGGTAAACCACAGAAACAGGCAGTCGCAATCGCTTATAGTGTATTAAAAAGAAAGGCTAAGAATGGCTAACTGGATCCAAAATGCTGTTAATCCAGCAAATAAGGGTAAGTTTACCGCCCAAGCCAATAAAGCGGGTAAAAGTGTCGCCGAAGAAGCAAAGAGTGTCTTAAAACCCAATTCTAAAGCTTCAACGACAACTAAAAGACGAGCCGTCTTTGCTGAGAACATGGCCGAGATAGGTCATAAACGACTAGCAGAAAAAGCCAAAGCATAATTAAATAGTAGACCTCTAAAAGAGGCGAAAGGAATCAATGACCGAAGAAGAGATCGCAGCCCAAGAATCCGCAAAAGCGAATGAGAATGAAACCCTTACTGCCCTTATGGAAGAGATTAAGGGAATTGGTGAGACTATCTCCAGTATGGATGAGAGAATCAATGCTATTGCTAACCCAACTCCTGTTGAGATCCCTCTTGATCCTGCCCTTGACCCAGATATGGCTCCGCCGGCTGATTGGAAAGCTTTACGAGAAGAAACCCGGGCAGAAGCCGAGCGCATCGCTGATGAGAAGTTACAGTCTAAAGAAGAAGAAAGACTCACAAAAGCCGAAGAAGAAAAAGCCGCTGAGAAAGAATGGGACTCTAAATTTGAAGAACAGGCAGCCAAAGCAGTTGAGGAAGGCTTTTTACCACCAGTTGAAGATCCAAGAAATCACGATGATGCTGGTAACGCTGCTCGTAGAGACTTGTTTGGTTTTGCCCACTTCTTAAATCAGACTGATCTTTTGAAAGTAGCTGAGACTGTTAAACTCTACAACGATCAGGGTAAACATTTTGATATAGATCAAGGTAAGTGGATTCAGTCAACATATCGAGCGGCTGGTAAAAGCGTTCCGATAGGTTCATCTGCCAACCGAGTTTCCAATTCAAGCACTCCGATGAGCTATAAAGAATTACATCAGAGTTCAATGGATACTTTGGCTAGAAAAGCCAAGCAGAAATATGGTATTGTATAGTTTCTTGTAAGATTATGGTATAATATATTCAATTAAGTTTATTTTATTAGAACGCCAAAAAGAGCAGTTTCGACTGCTTTTTTTGTTGTAAAAGAAAGGTCACTATGACATTTGATGACAAAGTCCAAGCGATCACTCAGGAAGAGTTGATCCCGAAGGTAGTGGATAACGTGCTTAACAGCAACGTTTTAGCTGCTCGTATCTTAGGAAATGCCAAAGAAGGCAAAGGTTATGATATTAGAAAACCTTTGAAGTACAAAAGTTCTGGAACTTTTACTTCATTCTCAGGTTTGGATACTTTCAGTGCTGCTCAACTCAACACTAAAGTAAAGATGATTTATGATATGAGAGCAGTCCGTATCCCACTAGCAATCGCCGGTATGGATCAAGTTGCCAACGCTACCGCTGACGCTAAGGTTGACTTGGTTAAAGAATCCCTAGAAGAGATCGAGCAGGAAATGGCTGATGGTATAGGCGGACTTCTTTATGGAGATGGTACAGGCAATTCAAACAAAGACTATATCGGTCTTGGTGCGATTGTTGATGATGGTTCAGTTGTTACCACAATCGGTTCACTATCACGAACAACTTATCCAGTTCTTGATGCAACCAAAACTGCTTCAGGCGGAACCATGACTCTAGCAAAACTAGGTGCATTAGTTGACGCTACTTCTTCAGGATCATCGAAATTCCATGTCAATCTGTTCACCACGACCAAAGCAATTTGGACACTGTATGAGCAACTCCTTACTCCTACCGTTCGAGAAAACTATTCCATGACCGGAACACCTTCAATCGGTATCAACGGT